ATATTCCGCCGGGCTGTATTCAAGCTGCAGCTGGTCAATGTCGAACAGGTTGCAGCCGCCGGTAAGCGCATCCTCAACCGTGACAATCTGCCGCCACTGCCCGTCACCGCACAGCGCGCCTTTTGCCAGATGAGAATGCGACAGGTCTATCTCGATGCGATCATCTTTGCTGCGACGCCCCTTGTTAAACAGCTCGCCTGACCAGAACGGATAAGCACTGTGCGACAGGGCCGACGGCGTGGAAAAGTAGGTGGTGCGCCACTTCTTGTGCAGCGACATACCGCTGGCAACCTTGCGCAGCTCCTGAAATTTGGGGATCCAGAAATATTCGTCCAGGTACAGGTTGCCGGTGTAGCTCTGCGCGGTACGCACGTTGGTGCCGAGGAATATCAGGCGCGCGCCGTTCGGCAGCACGATGGGATCGCCTTTCAGGTCAACATCAGCCTGGCGGGCAAAGTCGATGATGTAGTTTTTAAAGACGTGCGCCTGCGCCTTACTGGCCGAAAGAAAAATCTGGTTGCGACCGGTGGTCAGCGCGTCTATCAGCGCCTCGCGGGCAAAGTAGAACGTTGCACCAATCTGGCGCGACTTCAGGATATTACGGATGCGGTGAGTCAGCCCGGCGCGGTGCCAGTTGAGCTGATACTCAAAGCAGCTATCCATAAACACGCCGGTCAGCTTGTCGATCTGCTCGTCGCTGAACTCGTTTTTAACGACCGGCTGGCGCTCGCCCCGGTTGCGGTTGCGCACGTTGGGGTTTAAGTCGGCCTCGTTGCCGCTGCTGCGGTAGCGCTCAACGCGGGCAAAACGCTCAATCTGACGGCCGAGCGCGTCTATCTCTTTGTAATCACCATTCCCCTTTACCTCTTTCATGATGAGCTGGATCAGCCGGGCCTCCATGCTGGATTCAACGCGACTGATGGGCGCAACGTCGTCCCACGCGTCGCGCAGTTTCCAGCTCTGCACGGTTGGCGTTTTCTGTCCGAGCGTCTCCGCAATCTGGCGCACGGAATAACCCTGCCAGTAAAGCAGCGCGGCCTGACGGCGCGGATCGCTGATGATGGTTGTCGGTGTCGTTTTCATACCGGCAAGGCTACCGGTGCCGAAAATGGCGCGCCTGCTGTCCCTGTTTGCTGATGCATCAGCGGGCTGGCATTCGTTGAGGGATTGTGTGGCGACGGGGAAACTGGCCCCGAACTGACCCAACACCTGACCGGAGCCTGATTAATGGCAGCAATCAAAGCAAAGCGTTTTCGTATCGCAGTTGAAGGCGCAACCACCGACGGCCGCGTTATTTCCCGCGACTGGATTTCGCAGATGGCGAAAAACTACAGCCCGGCGATGTACGGCGCCCGCATCAACATGGAGCACATCCGGGGCTATGCCGCTGACAGCACTTTCCGCCGCTTTGGCGACGTGACCGCCGTCGAGGCTGAAGAAATCGGCGACGGCCCGCTCAAGGGCAAGCTGGCCCTTTACGGGCATATCGATCCGACGCCTGAGCTGGTCGAGCTGACCAAAGCACGCCAGAAAATCTATACCTCCATTGAAGTTAACCCTGAGTTCGCCGACACGGGCGAGGCGTATCTCGTCGGCCTGGCCGTCACCGACGACCCGGCAAGCCTCGGCACGGAGATTCTGAGCTTCAGCGCCACGGCCAGAGTTAACCCGCTGGCGTCCCGCAAGCTGGATAAAGGCAACCTCTTTACCGCCGCAGAGGAAACCGTGATCGAGTTTGAAGAAGTAGGGGAGCCGTCACCGTCCCTGCTGGCGCGCATCTCGGCGATGTTCTCTGCCAAAAAGAAAACCGATGGTGAGCAGTTCGCGGACGTCAGCGCGGCGGTAACGGCCGTCGCTGAGCAGGTGCAGCTGAACGCGGAGAGCCAGACGCAGGCGCTGTCGTCGCTGGAGCAGTCCGTCACCGCACGCCTGGAGGCTATCGAGCAGCAGGCCGGGGAAGACCGTGCCGCTTTCGCTGCGCTGCAGGGCCAGCTTTCGCAGACCGACGGCAGCTTTACCCGCCGCCCGGCGGCAACCGGCAGCGATCCGAAGTCCGGCGCGCAGACCGACTGCTAATCAGGCGTTGCCTGAACGTTAAAACCCAACACAGAGATAAACAGGAACGCCAATGCGCAAGAATACCCGCTTTAAGTTTAACCAGTTCATGACCCGCCTCGCCGAGCTGAACGGCGTCGAAACCGACGACATGAACAAGAAATTTACCGTTGAGCCGACGGTCACGCAGACCCTGATGAACCGCGTGCAGGAGTCTTCCGACTTTCTGACCCGCATCAACATCGTGCCGGTGTCCGAAATGAAGGGCGAGAAAATCGGGATCGGCGTGTCCGGTTCGATTGCCAGCGTGACCGACACGGCAGGCGGCGACGAGCGCGAAACCGCTGATTTTGCCGCGCTTGATAAGCAGGGTTACGAGTGCGTGCAGGTCAACTATGACTTTCATATCCGCTACAACACGCTCGACCTGTGGGCGCGTTATGAAGATTTTCAGGCCCGCCTGCGTGATGCCATCGTGAAGCGCCAGGCACTTGACCGCATCATGATCGGCTTTAACGGCGTGACCCGCGCCAAAACCTCGAACCGCGCGAAGTTCCCGATGCTGCAGGATGTGGCCGTAGGCTGGCTGCAGAAGTACCGCAACGATGCACCGGCGCGCGTGATGAGCAAAATCACCGCAGAGGACGGCACCGTCGTCTCTGAAAAAATCCGCGTCGGTAAAAACGGTGATTACGCCAACCTTGATGCGCTGGTGATGGATGCCACCAACACTCTGATCGAGCCGTGGTATCAGGAAGACCCGGAGCTGGTTGTCATCGTGGGCCGTCAGCTGCTGGCTGATAAATACTTCCCGATCGTCAACCAGTCGCAGGCCAACACCGAGCAGCTGGCCGCTGACGTGATTATCAGTCAGAAGCGCATCGGCGGTCTGCCAGCGGTGCGCGTGCCGTACTTCCCGGCCGACGCGATGTTTATCACCCGCACCGATAACCTGTCGATTTACTGGCAGGAAGGCACGCACCGCCGCCTGATTGACGAAGTGCCGAAGCGCGACCGCATCGAGAACTATGAGTCCATCAATGAGGACTACGTGATCGAGGATTACGCGGCCGGTTGCCTGGTTGAAAACATTGAAGTCGGTGAGTTCAGCGCGGCTGCAGCCACAACGCAGGAAACAGCGGCAGAAAGCGGCGCTGCTGACCCCGAAAAAACGGAGGCGTAACGCATGTTAAGCCCTGCCCGACGTCACCGCATGCGCCAGCAGGCTATCGAAGCCTCGCAGCACGCCGACAACCCGCTGCGCCACGCCAGCGGCTATGAGCAGATGCTCATCAAGCTGAACGACGACAAGCGCCGCCTGAAGAAAGTGCACTCTAACGAGCGCAAGGCGGAAATGAAGCGTCAGCTGCTGCCTGAGTACCTGCCGTGGGTGTCCGGCGTGCTGGAGAAAGGCAAGGGCGCACAGGATGCCGTGCTGATGACCGTCATGATCTGGCGGCTCGATGCGGGCGACGTGCCCGGCGCGCTGGAGATTGCCCGGTACGCGCTGACGCATGGCCTTGTCTCGCCTGACGGCTTTAAGCGCGCCAGCCTGCCTTATCTGCTGGCCGAGGAAGTCGCCAGCGCGGCAACGCGCGCCTGGACGGCAAAAGCGCCGGTCGATGTTGACCCGCTGCTGGCAACCATTGCGATGACGGAATCCGAAGACATGCCCGATCAGGTGCGCGCCAAGCTGCACAAGATAACCGGGTATGTGCTTCGCGATGCGGGCAGGGCTTCGGAGGCGATGACCCACCTAGCAAGAGCGCATCAGCTGCACGACGGCTGCGGCGTCAAAAAAGACATTGAGCGGCTGGGCACGGCGATGAAAAAACAGGCCATCGCCAGCCGCTGACCGAACGCGACCCCGCGCACGGGCGGCAGGGCGGCAACGCACTTTCAGTGTCTGCGCCGTCCTCCACCGCCCACCTATTTCAAAGGCCGACTATGAATAACACGGTTGTTATCCCCGCCCCGCGACCGGCAGACGCTGCCGAGCCGCCGGTAAAGAATACGTTTTTCTGGCCTGACGTTGACCTGCAGCAGCTGCGCGATTCACTGCGCTATGAGGGAACGGTCACGGCGCAGCGCCTGCGACTGGCCGTGAAGACGGCGATTTCAGAAGTTAACGCCGAGCTGTACGACTGGCGCGCCGCGCAGATGACTGCGGGCTTTAAGGCGCTGACCGATGTGCCTGCGGAATCGCTGGACGGCGAGAGCGAAAAGGTCACGGCCTACCTTGCCGCCGTCGGCGCGCTGACCGCCGCTACCATCGCTGAGCGCTATCGCGGCTATGACGCCAGCGGCACGAAAAAGGCGGGCGAAATCGAGGCCAGCGCCGACGAGTACTGGCGCGACGCGCGATTCAGTATCAGCCGCATCGCCGGTAAGCCCGGCTGCATTGTGGATCTGCTCTGATGAACGTTTACGCGCAGCAGGGCGATACCGTTGACGAAATCTGTCAGCGCTATTACGGGCGAACCGGCGAGGCTGTTGAGCTGGTTTATGCGGCGAATCCGGGCCTCGCCGAAAGCGGGCCGGTGCTGCCGCACGGCTGCGAGGTGACGCTGCCCGATCTGCCTGAATCTTCAGCAGGTCAAACCGTCAACCTGTGGGACTAAAAATGGAAAAAATCAGCTCAGTGATCAACTACCTGATAGGCCTCATCCTGATGTGGCTCGGCCGTCATACGCCGCAGGATATCGCCTTTATGGTCGGTTCCGGCGTGGCCGTTATCACGCTTATCACTAACGTGGCGACGTTCTTTATCAACTGGCATTACCGCCGCAAAACCTACGAGCTGCAGCGCCTGCGGGGGGTGAGCCTTGAGCCAGACCGTTAAACGCTGCGCCGTGGTGGCCGTGCTGGCGATTGCTGCGCTGCTGCCTCAGTTTAAAACCCTGAAAACATCCGAGGCCGGGCTTGCGCTTATCGCCAACGCCGAGGGGTGCCGCACCTCGCCCTATCAGTGCAGCGCCGGAGTCTGGACGAACGGCATTGGTCACACAGAGGGCGTGACGCCGCAAAGCCAGGTCAGCGAACGGCAGGCGGCGGTCAATCTGGTGTATGACGTGATGCGCGTGGAGCGCGGGATCGATGCCTGTATGCGCAGCGATATGCCGCAGCCTGTTTACGACACGGCCGTGTCATTTGCCTTTAACGTCGGCGTGCGCGCGGCCTGCAGCTCGACCTTTGCCCGTTACATCAGGCTGCAGCACTGGTTTGCTGCCTGCAGCGAGCTGAGGCGCTGGGTGTACGTCAATGGCGTTAAAAATCGCGGGCTGGAGAACCGCCGCGCGAATGAGACAGCCTACTGCCTGCGGGGTGTGCTATGACGCGCCTGATAGCCCTTCTTCTGGCCGTCGTCCTGCTGGCGCTGGGCGTGACCGGCTGGCAGTGGAAAGTCGCAAAAGATGACCTGACCAGCGCGCAGCGCATTATCGGCACGCTGTCGGCCGGTATCGAGAGCCGCGACAAAGCGATAGCCAGGCTGGATGCGGATGCAAGGGCAAGCCAGAAGCGCGAGGCCGAGCTGCGGCTCATGCAGGGGCGCGCCAGCACGGCCGCGCTTAACCGTGAAATGACCATACAGAGAGAAACCGATGCGAATCCGATACTGCGTGACTGGTCTGCTGCTGCTCTGCCTGACGATGTTATCCGGCTGCACACCCGCCCGGCCTTCAGCAGCGCCAGAGATTATCTGGACTGGGTGTCCGCGCGTGACAAGCTGCCCGGTACCGGGAAACAGCCTTAAAACGGCGGGCGATCTGGCGGCGGATAATCGCCAGCTTGAGGCCGCGCTCGCCGCCTGCGGGCTGCAGGTCGAAATAATCAAAGACTGCCAGGAACAACACGATGCTGAAACCTCAACAACTGCGGCAGGCACTGACCGACAGCGTGCCGGAGCTGCATCGAAACCCTGACGCACTGAACGTGTTTATCGACAGCGGGCGCATCGTCTCGACGCTTGCCAGCTCGCTGTCGTTTGAATACCAGTACCGGCTTAACATGGTCATTACCGACTACGCCGGTAACATCGATCTGCTGATCGTGCCGCTGCTGGCATGGCTGCGCACGCATGAACCCGACATTATGGCAACCGAGGAAAAGCGCCGCACGGGCTTTACCTTCCAGGCGGATGTGATCAGCGACACGGCCAGCGATATCAGCATTGAGCTGCAGCTGAGCGAGCGGGTGATCGTGAAGCAGGCCGACGACGGGCTGCACGTGACCCACGTCGGCGAGAACCCGCTGCCGGAGAATGACGCGCGGCCGGTGCAGCTTTATGTTCACGGCGAGCTGGTCAGCGAGTGGCAGGCATGAGCGAGCTGCAGCTTGTAAATGACCGTCTGGAGGCGCTTATCAGCAGCCTGTCAGCCCCGGCACGCAAAGAGATGGCGCGCAGCATTGGCCGTAAGCTGCGCGCGAGTCAGCAGCAGAACATTAAGCGCCAGCAGGCACCTGACGGCACGCCATTCAAGCCCCGCAAAACGCAGCCGGTGCGCAGCAAAAAGGGCCGGATAAAGCGCGAGATGTTCGCAAAGCTGCGCACCGCTAAGTACATGAAGACGCAGGCCAGCCCGAATGAGGCGGTTATCGAGTTTGCGGGCAACGTGCAGCGCATGGCCCGCGTGCATCATTACGGGCTGCGCGACAGGCCATCACTTAAGGGTAAAGATGTGCAATACGACTCACGTCCATTGTTAGGTATAAGTCGTCAAGAACTTAAATTTATTGAAGAGTCAATCTATCAACATCTTGAATAGATTTAGGAGCCTTTTGTTTTTACAGCCTTTATCAAACTTGCAATCTGTTCAAGACCATCAAAGGTTGAAGGTATTTTATCTTCAGATGTCATAATATTGGAGAAGATCACCTCTTCGAATTTTACTAATAGACCAGGGCTTTCTTTTGAGATTTCACTGCTGTACCGCGAGTACTCTTGAATGAACTGACACAAGCTTTTCCTTAGCTCAATTTGCATTTTTTGTGCACGCAGCGAATTATAATTAGATAGCGATATTCTAAAGTAATATATTAATACCGCTGATAAGGCAGCTGCAGGTATAAAATAGATCAGGTCATAAATATTTTGAAAATGTGTTTTTGTGTTTGCAAGATGATAAAAACCCAACCCTATAATAGAGGGGATTATTGCACCTATGATAAGAACGAAAAACGTTGCCACATTTAATTCTTTTTGCTTTGCATCGCCTAAGCTTTTAAACCCAGCGTATAAGGCAACGAAATTGAAACCGTCTTTATAAGATTCTAACGAAGCTTTAAGTTTATCTACCACTAATTTTTTTTGAGATATTTCTGTATCCCATAAATCTTTCAGAAGAGCTGCTTCTTTTTTGACCTCTATGAAGTTTCTAAGAGTAGCGAAATCCTGATTCGACATTAGAAATTTGAGTATTGATGATGGCATTTCGTTCCATATATAATCTAAATACAATGATAAATTTTCTGGAAATTTATCTTTATTAGTCTTAAGAAAATTTTTCAATGTGGAGTAAGGCTCCATGGTTTCCACAGGCTTATATAGCTGGTACTCGCTGTAAAAAGAAAATAAAATGACCATCATTATATTAAGTTGTTCATTTTTTTCAGAATCTAACTGGTTCTTAGTTAATGACTTTCTCAGCTCGGATGACGTGTCACTTATGTTGAACTGAGTATTTTCGTCCCACTCCTGGGGTTTGTCCTTCATAGATGTAAGGATATTTATAATATGCCCATTTCTTTCTTTTTCAAATTCACTTTCGGACTCAAATCTATATGCCATTTTTAAGTAACCAGAAATAATATCTTTATTTTCTTCGGAGTTGAAAAACTTACGCATATTCCCACCTAAAGCTTTGAATGCTGTTTGTTAGGTCATGAACAAACAGCGAACCATTGTCAGCAAATCCTCACAGTAACATTATGCTCGAATGAATGAACAACTTACAGAAATCATGCGCCTGCTGCGCAACCTGATCCGCATCGGAACCGTGTCGGCCGTCAACCTTGACGGCGGGCTGTGCCGTGTCGATACGGGAAAAAATACGACCGGCTGGCTGCACTGGCTGAGCGCCCGCGCGGGTAAAACCCGATCCTGGAATGCGCCGTCAGTGGGTGAGCAGGTTCTTGTTCTGTGCCTCGGCGGTGAACTCGATACGGGGTTTGTGCTGCCGGGCATTTTCTCGGATGCCAACCCGGCTCCGTCTGCCTCCGCCGGTGCGCTGCACTGGTCATTTCCTGACGGCGCGGTGATCGAGTACGAGCCGGAAAACGGCGCACTGACGGCAACCGGCATACAGACCGCAACCATCAAGGCGGCGGTAAAAATTCTGTTCGACTCGCCAGAAGTGGAATGCACAACGCTGCTCAAAACCGCGCAGCTGGAAGTCACAAAGGGCGCAACGATGAAAGGCGACGTGACGCATACCGGCGGCAATCTTTCCTCAAACGGCAAAGTCCTGCATACGCATATCCATCCGGGCGACAGCGGCGGCAAAACGGGAGCGCCAGTATGACAACCGCAAAATATACCGGCATGAACCGGGAAACCGGCGGCGCGCTGACCGACCTCGATCATATCAGACAGTCAGTGCGCGACATTCTGCTGACTCCTGTCGGTACCAGGGTGATGCGTCGCCAGTATGGCTCGCTTTTATCCGCTCTGATTGGCCAGCCGCAAAATGAGGCGCTGCGCCTGCAGATTATGTCTGCCTGCTATCTGGCGATCCTGAAGTGGGAGCCGCGGGTAAAGCTGACAGCCATCAGCTTTGAGTCGTATATCAATGGCGCAATGGTGGTTGAGCTGTCCGGCAACCGCACCGATAACGCGCAGCCTTTTTCCTTAACCGTTCCTGTGAGCTGAGACTATGGCAACTATCGACCTGAGCCAGCTGCCCGCGCCCGAAGTGGTGGAGTCGCTGGACTATGAAAGCCTGCTGGCTGAGCGAAAGGCGACGCTGATTTCCCTTTACCCGGCCGATAAGCAGGACGCTATCGCCCGCACGCTGACACTGGAGTCGGAGCCGATCGTCAAGCTGCTGCAGGAAAACGCCTATCGCGAGCTGATCCTGCGCCAGCGCATTAACGAGGCGGGGCAGGCGGTAATGGTGGCGTATGCACTGGACGGCGACCTTGACCAGCTCGGCGCGAACAATGGCGTAACCCGCCTGACGATTACCCCGGCCGACGATACGACCATTCCGCCGACCCCCGCCATGATGGAAAGTAACGACGATTTCCGGCTGCGGATTGCCTCAGCTTTTGAGGGAATGAGCGTGGCCGGGCCGACCGGCGCGTATGAGTATCACGCCAGAAGCGCCGACGGCCGGGTAGCCGATGCGTCAGCCATCAGCCCATCACCCGCCGTTGTCACTGTGACGGTGCTCGCCCGCGAGGGCAACGGCGCAGCGACAGATGATCTGCTGGCCGTGGTTACCGCTGCGCTCAATGATGAGGACGTGCGCCCGGTTGCCGACCGGGTAAGCGTGCAGTCAGCGAAGATTGTTAATTACGAAATCGAGGCCGAGCTGTACCTCTATCCGGGGCCGGAGGCTGAGCCAATCCGCGCCGCCTCTGAGGCAAAGCTCGCCGCCTACATCAGCGCGCAGAAGCGTCTCGGCCGTGACATTCGCCTGTCTGCACTGTATGCCGCCATGCACGTTGAGGGCGTGCAGCGAGTCAGCCTGATTAAGCCGTCGGCTGACGTGGTGCTCGACAAAACGCAGGCCGCTTACTGCACTGGCTACACGCTGACCGTAGGAGGCTCGGATGAGTGACCGCCTGCTGCCGACTGGCTCGTCAGCGCTTGAGGTTGCCGCCGCTGAGGCGCTGGCAAGCCCCGGCGCGATGAGCGTGCCGCTGCGCCAGTTATGGAACCCGCAAACCTGCCCGGTGGCGCTTCTGCCTTATCTGGCGTGGGCGTGGTCAGTTGACCGCTGGGATTCAGCCTGGCCGGAATCGACAAAGCGCGCCGTTGTTGCCGCCTCGCAGTACGTGCACCGGCACAAAGGCACTATCGGGGCAATCCGGCGCGTCGTTGAGCCGCTGGGCTATCTCATCAGAATCATTGAGTGGTGGAAAACCGGTGAGGCGCCAGGCACGTTCCGGCTTGATGTGGGCGTACTCGATACCGGCATTACAGAGGAGATGTATAACGAGCTGGAGCGCCTGATAGCCGACGCGAAGCCCTGCAGCCGTCACCTTATCGGCCTGTCTATCAATCTGGACGCGAACGGCGCGCTGCCGGTTGCAGTTGCCAGCTACAGCGGGGATGAGCTGACCGTTTATCCCTACACCCCTGAACTTATCAGCGTCGGCGGGCCGGGTTATTCCGGCGTGGCGGTGCATCTTATTGACCTGACGGAAGTGAGCGCATGACGACAAAATATTTTGCCCTGCTGACCAATCAGGGCGCGGCTAAGCTGGCGAACGCCGCCGCGCTCGGCACAAAAGTGAATATAACATCACTGGGAGTTGGGGACGGTGGCGGCACGCTGCCGACGCCTGACGCGGCGCAGACTAAGCTCATCGGTGAGAAGCGACGCGCGCAGCTTAATTCGCTGACCATTGACGCGGCAAACAGCAGCCAGATTATTGCCGAGCAGATTATTCCCGAAAGTGAGGGCGGTTTCTGGATCCGTGAAATCGGCCTGTACGACGCTGACGGCGTGCTGATTGCCGTTGCTAACTGCCCGGAAACCTACAAGCCGCAACTGGCAGAGGGCAGCGGCAGGACGCAGACCGTGCGCATGATTTTAATCGTGAACAGCACAACGGCTGTCACGCTGAAAATTGATCCGTCAGTCGTGCTGGCAACGCGAAAGTATGTTGATGACGCGGTGATCGAGGTGAAGGCTTACGCTGAAAGCGTAATGAAAAGTCATACCGATGCTAAAAACCCACACAGCCAGTACCTGCAGGTCGCAAGCGCCCTGGCAGAAATCAAAGACGCCGGGCTGGTTGCTGACGTTCTCAAAAACCTCGGTATTAGCGAAAAATTTACCGGGCGTTTTATCGGTCGTCAGATTTTCACCACGCCGGGCGTGATCAGCTACAAACCTACACCCGGTACTAAACGCGCCCGAATCATCATTACCGGTGGCGGCGGGCGCGGTTATGGTTTTCTGGGCTGGGGCGATAACTTCCGCGCACGCGGTGGCGGTGGCGGCGCTGGCGGTACAGTGATCGCAACGCTGGACATTGATGATTCTAAAACCTATGCGGGCGTTGTTGGTCAGGGCAGCAATGAAACTAAATCGTCAACCAGCAGCACGTTTAACGGCAAGCTGACAGCCGCAAACGGTGGAAACTCTGCCGGTGATGCCGGTGGCGGTGGCGGTCTGGCCGTGGGTGGCGATCTGAATATTCAGGGAGGAGACGGTAGCGATGCGCCCGGCGTGGTCAGCGCCTCATCTAACCCCTACCGGGGTGGCTCGGGTGATGGTGGTGTCAGCTATTGGGGAGGCGGCCCGCGTAGTGCAGAGGGAACCACGTCGGGTGCTCAGGCGACATTCGGTGCAGGCGGCGGCGGTAATATTCGCTCAACACCATATATTGGCAATTATGGTTCAAACGGGGTTATTTACATTGAGGAGTTCAGCTGATGAAAACTTATGCCCGGATTGAAAATCATTGCGTTGCTGAAATTGTTTCTTTGAATGTGAAGCCTGAAAAACTTTATCATCCGTCGCTGGTATGGGTGGATATCACCGCGCTGCCCGAGCAGCCCGATGTTGATTACAGCTACAGCGATGGCGTGTTTACTGCCCCGGTTACAGAGGCTGAAAACGTAGTGCTGATTGCCAGCAGCAGGCTTGCCGCTGAAATGGATGTGGCAAATCGGACAATAGCGCCGCTGCAGGATGCAGTTGATATCCACATTGCGACCGGCGAGGAGACTACCCGACTGTCAGAGTGGAAACGATATCGGGTGGAACTGAGCCGGATTGATATCAGTATGGCTCCGGATCTTGAGTGGCCAGTAAAGCCTGACTGATCAAAATGCAATCTTGAATTTGATCTGACACCTCACTTTTGGGGTGTCTTATCTCAAAAGGCTCTAATAGCATGTTCTGACTTTTAAATGCAAATTCATTAACATAAAAATTTCTTGCAAAATCTTCTTTCTATTAATTGCTATCATCGAATCTAAATATTAATATCTGTTTCATTCCCTTTTTTTGGAGATTGACAATTGCATTATTTATATATTGATACATGCGTTTGGTTAACTATAGCAAAGTCTAAGAATCAGCATGCTTTAATCGAAGCTTTCAATCAGTTAATTGATACTGATCAGGCCTTAATCGTAATTCCGACCTTAGTAAAAGATGAATTTTTAAGAAATAAAGAAAGAGTGATAGAAGCAACTAAGCAACAAATTGGTTCGGAGTTTCATAAAGTCAAAAAAATAATCGGAACTTACGGAGGAAGCAATAAAGACTTAGCGCTAACAGTTTTAAATGATGTTGGGAGTCGCTTACCTATTCTCAGTGAGGTTACAGGAATGACTGCTGAGCTGATTGAATCATTAATGGATAAGTGCATCAGTCTTGATATAAGTGAATCGGCCAGATTAAAATCTGTAGTTAGAGCATTAGAAAAAAAAGCCCCTTTCCATCGTTCTAAAAACAGTGTTGCTGATGCAATATTAATTGAATTGTTTTATGAGTTCTCGAAAGACAATGACGGTGAGTTTCATTTTGTAACTGAGAACTATACCGATTTCAGTTCGTTAACTGATAGGCGTAATCCCCACCCTGATTTTAGCGAAATATTTTGCGAGAATGCTCACTACCATCTTGATGTAGCGGAGGCAATAAATAGTATTGACTCTGAGCTTTTAAGCGACCTTGAAGAAGAATTCAATTGGCTAGACGATGACACAAGAAGTTTGACTGATATACTTTCTTCAATTAATGAGTTTTGTGAGAAGGTCTGGTACAACCGACACAAATATAGAGAGTATAAAATTGATAATGGTGAAATCTCTATTATTCCCAAAGGGGATCCGCGTCATGGAAACAATGTTATCCATGAAAATATTTGGGAAGGGGCAAAATTAGCTGCAGCTAAAGTAGAAGAAAAATATGAAGATACTGGCCCCTGGGATGATTTTGAATGGGGAATGCTTAACGGTAAATTATCTGCGTTAAGATGGGTACTCGGGGATGAGTGGGATATGCTAGACACCTAATTATAAGCAACCTTATGAGAAGTCGTTAATCACTGCCTATAAATAATTTTAGATTGCTATAGGCAGTGAAAACTTGAAAGATGATGAAAGTTTAAAAATTCTGAGGTTTTTTTAATTTTCGGGCTTACTAGGCCAGATGATATTTCCAGCTAATTCAGTGCTGACTCGCATCAGCATCACGCGGTATTTTTTCCAGGCTAAAAACCGGCTTACCTCATCTTCTGTCGCTATCCCTAAATCGCTCGCATCCTGCAAGGGTTGAATGGCCGCATCGGCCTCAGCTCTGAGCCTGCTGCGCTTGTTCTCTGCCTGGCTGATAAGGTCGTCAGCTGTTAGTAGTGGCTGCTCAGTCAGGCACGGAAGCATATCAGCACCGCAGGCAATCAGCTTTCCTTCTGCCTGTCCGGCCAATAAATCAGACCATGCCTGATCGGTAATGTTAATCGCATCGCCGGGGATCTCCTTGTTGATGGCGGTATCGTAAAAGGCATTATTTGAGGGCGAATATTTTTTCATTTAAATTCCTAATGCCATCCACCAAATACCCTGTTGAGTGGTATCCGGGCCGGAGTTTGTAAGAGAAAAAGACGACTTATCACGATACTGCACACCTACTGCGTATTCCCCTTTAGTCGGAATCGAAGAGCCCTTGTTAGCAACAAGTGAAAATCCGGCGCTTGGAAACGACACAGGGAGCGTAACTATCGTGGTTGTCTGCTGTGCAAAGCTGCCACTCCCCCATTGAAGGATCAGGCCGTTCGGAAATTTGCAGTATCCGTTACCGCCTTTCACAATCGAGAAGAAACTCATATCAGGCAGCTGCCCGCTGCCATTTCCGACCGTCTTTTTTGCTGCGTCGCCTAAACCGAGGTTTTTGAGAAACAAACGCCTGGCCCTGCGCCGTGCCGCGCTGGCACACTTGCGGCCATTTGCGGAGAACTCAGCGTGCTAATTGGCTACATCAGGGTGTCAACAAATGACCAGAATACGGACTTGCAGCGGATTGCGCTGCAGAGCGCAGAATGTGAGCTTATTTTCGAGGACAGGATAAGTGGCAAAACCAGCGAAAGACCGGGGCTGAAAAAGGCGCTGCGTTGCCTGCAGCCTGGCGATACGCTGATTGTGTGGAAGCTCGACCGGCTCGGCAGAAGTATGCGCCACCTGGTCATGCTGACGGAGGAGCTGCGCGAACGTGGCGTTAACTTCCGCAGCCTGACCGACAGTATTGATACCAGCACGCCAATGGGGCGATTTTTCTTTCACGTCATGGGCGCGCTGGCTGAAATGGAGCGCGAGCTGATAATAGAGCGCACCCGCGCGGGGCTGGCGGCTGCACGGGATAAAGGGCGTATCGGCGGCAGACGTCGCGTAATGACCCCGGACGTTATCGGCCGCGCTGAAAGAATGCTGGCGAACGGCGCGACGCTGCAGCAGATTGCGCTTGTGCTGGAGGTGTCAGTAAAAACCCTTTATCGGTATATTCCGGCCGACAGGCAGCGCCAGATTACTAATTCTGTCTGCTGACAGACCAGCAAACCCCCATCAGATGCACCGCTAAACCTGACCTGACACCCTGAGCACACCCTCAAAATGGAGTGCATCAGATGTCTGATTATCATCATGGTGTCCGCGTCGTCGAAGTCAACGACGGCACGCGCACCATAACCACTGTATCAACCGCAATCGTCGGCATGGTCTGCACCGCACAGGATGCGGATGCGGCAACCTTCCCGCTGAATACGCCTGTTCTTATCACCAATGTGCAGGGCGCAGTCGGTAAAGCAGGCAAAAAAGGCACGCTCACCGCCGCGCTGCAGGCCATTGCCGACCAGTCAAAACCCGTGACCGTCGTCGTGCGCGTGGCTGAAGGTGCCGACGAGGCTGAAACTATTTCCAATATCATCGGCGGCACGGATGAAAACGGTCAGTACACCGGCATGAAAGCGCTGCTCGCCGCGCAGACCCAGCTCGACGTGAAGCCGCGCATCCTCGGCGTGCCGGGGCTGGATTCACTGGAAGTGGCGACCGCGCTTGCCAGCATCGCGCAGCAGTTGCGCGCCTTTGCCTATGTCTCGGCATGGGGATGTAAAACCATTTCCGAAGCGCGCCTGTATCGTCAGAACTTCAGCCAGCGCGAAATCATGGTTATCTGGCCGGACTTTCTCGCCTGGAACACTGCGACCAGCAAATCTGATACCGCCTTTGCGACCGCCCGCGCGCTGGGCCTGCGCGCCAGAATCGACAATGACACAGGCTGGCACAAAACCTTGTCTAACGTCGGCGTTAACAACGTGACCGGCATTTCCGCATCGGTATTCTGGGATCTGCAGCAGACCGGCACCGACGCCGACCTGCTCAACGAGGCCGACGTCACCACGCTGATCCGTAAAGACGGTTTCCGCTTTTGGGGCAACCGTACCTGCAGCGATGATCCGCTGTTTCAGTTTGAGAACTACACCCGCACGGCGCAGGTGCTGGCCGACACGATGGCCGAGGCGCATATGTGGGCGGTTGATAAGCCGCTGACGCCGGTTCTGGTGCGAGAGATTATCGCGGGCATTAACGCGAAATTCCGCGAGCTGGTCACTGCCGGTTATCTGCTGGGTGCATCCGCCTGGTATGACGAAAGCGCCAACGACAAAGACAGCCTGAAGGCGGGCAAGCTCTTTATCGACTACGACTATACGCCGGTTCCGCCGCTGGAAGACCTGACGCTGCGCCAGCGCATTTCCGACAAATATCTGGCGAACTTCGCCGCATCCGTAAACAGCTGAGGAGCCGGATAAATGGCACTGCCACGCAAACTGAAGGGCATGAACCTTTTCAACAACGCCAATAGCTATCAGGGCGTCGTCACCGCCGTCACCCTGCCGAAGCTGGCGCGCAAGCTCGACCCGTTCCGCGCGGGCGGCATGAGCGGCGCGGCCTTCATCGATAACGGCCTGGAAGATGACGCCCTTGATATGGAATGGAGTATCGGCGGCATTGATGAGCTGGTACTCACGCAGTGGGGAGCCTCCGACATTCCCCTGCGCTTTACCGGCTCTTACCAGCGCGACGATACAGGCGATGAGATCGCGGTAGAGATTGAGGTGCGCGGTAAGCATCAGTCTTTCGACTTCGGCGAGGCCAAGCAGGGTGAAGACTCGGAAACCAAAATCACCAGTAAAAACACCTATTACAAGCTGACCTTTAACGGCAAAGAGCTGATCGAAATCGACACCATCAACATGGTGGAGAAGGTTAACGGCACCGACCGTCTTGAGCAGCGCCGTAAAAACCTCGGCCTGGTATAACCCCTGACGCCAGCGCCCGCCGCTGGCTTTACCTGACTACAGTGAATAGAGAGCAGAGAACAATCATGGAAAAGAAAGATAACGTTGTTGAGTTTGAAACCCCGTTGAAGCGCGGCGAAACCGAAATCAAAAGCGTGGAGCTGATTAAGCCGACGGCCGGAAGTCTGCGCGGCGTGCGCCTGGCCGACCTGTGCCAGTCTGATGTTGACGCCCTGCTGACCGTGCTGCCCCGCATTACCCTGCCAGCGCTGACAAAGGCCGAGTGTAATGCCCTTGATCCGGTAGACCTGATTGCGCTGGGTGGAAAGGTGATCGGTTTTTTGCAGTCGAAGTCGGACGAATAGACTGGCCGCACGGCCTGACGGTTAATGACCTGATGGCCGACATTGCCACGATATTTCACTGGCAACCTTCCGAGATGTACGACATGCCGCTGGCCGAGCTGATGAACTGGCGGCATAAAGCCTTTATCCGCAGCGGAGCAACCCCGGATGAGCAATAACCTCAAGGTGCAGGTGCTGCTGAACGCGGTAGACAAAGCCTCGCGCCCCTTCAAAGCCGTGCAGACCGCCGCTAAAAATCTGTCTTCTGACATTCGCCAGACACAATCAACCATTAAGGAGCTGGATGCGCAGGCCGGAAAAATTGACGGCTTTCGCAAGGCCAGCGCGCAGCTGGCCGTCACGCAGCAGAGCCTTAAGGACGCGAAGCAGGAGGCGGCAGCGCTGGCCGTGCAGTTTAAAAACACGGAGCGCCCGACGACACAACAGGCCCGCGCACTGGAAAAGGCCCGGCAGGCGGCGGCAGAGCTGCAGGCGAAGTCCAACAGCCTGCGCCTTTCGGTGCAGCAGCAGCGCGAGGCGCTTAACGCGGCGGGGATTTCCACTAAAAGCCTGAGCAGTGAGCAGCAGCGACTGAGAACCACTTCAGCGCAGGCAACCGTCAGCCTGAGCCGACAGAAGATGGAGCTGCAGCGGCTGAATGCGCAGCAGGAACGGCTGAACCAGACCAGCGAGCGTTACCGCAAAGGCCAGGAGCTGTCGGGTAAGGTGCGGAATGTGGGCGCGGCCGGTATCGGTGCGGCAACGGTCGGCGGCATGGCGGCAACCTCGCTGCTGATGCCGGGCTTTGATTTCGCACAGAAGAACTCCGAGCTGCAGGCCGTGCTCGGCGTGGCGAAAGATTCAAAGGAGATGATCGCACTGCGTGCGCAGGCGCGTCAGCTCGGCGATACAACGGCCGCGTCTGCCGATGATGCAGCAGGTGCGCAAATCGTTATCGCCAAAGGCGGCGGCGATGCCGCAGCCGTTCAGGCCGTCACGCCGGTAACACTCAATATGGCGCTGGCAAACAAACGCACGATGGAGGAAAACGCCGGGCTGCTGATGGGGATGAAATCAGCCTTTCAGCTCTCAAATGATAAGGTTGCACACATCGGCGACGTGCTGTCGATGACGCTGAATAAAACGGCATCAGATTTTGACGGGCTGAGTGATGCGCTGACCTACGTCGCCCCGGTGGCGAAAAATGCAGGCGTCAGCATCGAGCAGGCGGCAGCGATGATCGGTGCTCTGCATGACGGCAAAATAACAGGCTCAATGGCCGGTACAGGAAGCCGCGCCGTGCTGAGCAGGCTGCAGGCTCCTACCGGCGAATCATACAAAGCTATCAAAGAGCTGGGGATTAAAACCGCAGACAGCAAAGGAAATACCCGCCCGATCTTTACCATCCTGAAAGAAATGCAGGCGAGTTTTGATCGTCACAAGCTGGGAACGGGCCAGAAAGCCGAGTACATGAAAACCATCTTCGGCGAAGAGGCCAGCTCTTCAGCAGCCCTGCTGATGACCGCTGCCTCAACCGGCAAGCTCGACCAACTGACCGCCGAGTTTAAAGCCTCTGATGGCAAAACGGCCGAGTTGGTTCAGGTCATGCAGGATAACCTCGGCGGCGATCTGAAAGAGCTGCAGTCTGCTTATGAGGCCATCGGCACCGACCTGTTTGATCAGAACGACGGAAGCCTGCGCGCACTTACCCAGGATACAGCGGCGCTGTTGCTTAAGGTTGATGGCTGGATTAAAGCTAATCCTGAGCTGGCAGGCGGTATAGCAAAAGTGGTGATGGGCGGGCTGATGTTAGCCGGGGCGCTGGGTGCTATCGGGCTGGTAGCCTGGCCGGTGATTGCAGGCGTGAACACCCTGATTGCCGGGGCGGGCTTCCTCGGCACGGCATTCAGCATCGCGGGCGGAGCGATTACGGCCGCGCTCGGCGCTATCACGCTGCCGGTTGTGGCCGTCGCGGCAGCAATCGTGGCCGGGGCGCTACTGGTGCGCAAATACTGGGAACCCATCAGCGCCTTTATTGCAGGCATGGCCGAAGGCTTCACCGCTGCGATGGGGCCGATCAGTGATTCCTTCGGTTCGTTAAAGCCGGTATTTGATTGGGTGGGCGGCAAGGTCAAAGAGCTTTGGGACTGGTTCGGCAAACTGCTGGAGCCGGTGAAATCCACGCAGACCGAACTTGCCGCCGCCGGAGACATGGGTAAGAAGTTCGGCAACATGCTGGCCGAGGCGCTGAAAATTCCAGGTCACGCACTCGATCAGCTTATGGGCGGCATTAACTGGGTGCTGGATAAGCTCGGCATTATCGACACGAAATCCGATGGCCTGAAAGACAAGGTTCCGACGCCCGATGCGGTAGCAACCGGCGGCGCGGGCGCAGATACCGGCGGGCTGCAGTACAACATCGCCTATGGTGGCGCGCCTTACCGCCCGGTTTCAGCTCCGTCAGCCGGGGGCGGATTCACCGACCGCAGCCAGAATACCTATAAGTATGAAATCAACATGCACGAGGGCATGACCAAAGACGACGCAATGGCGCTGATGGCGCAGCACCAGGCTAAAGAGCAGCGCAACCGGCAGGCACAGAACCGCAGCAAAATGGGCTGGGAGGATTAAACGATGATGATGATTTACGGCATGATGCCGTTTATGCGACAGACCCTGCCTTACGGGGATATGCAGCAGAATATCGACTATCGCTGGCCCACTAACAGCCGGTTCGGGCAGCGTCCGGCGGCGCAGTTTATCGGGCCGGGCGATGAAAAAATCACGCTATCCGGGGAGCTGCGCCCGGAAATCACGGGCGGCTCGCTGTCGCTGATGACAATCCGCCTGATGGCCGACGAGGGGGCAGCGTGGCCGCTGATTGGCGGCAGCGGCATGATCTACGGCATGTACGTGATCGAGAGTATTTCTAACACCTTCAGCGAGTTTTACCCCAACGGCACGGCCAGCAAAATCATGTTTACCCTGAGCCTGAAGCGCGTTGACGAGTCGCTTACCTCGATGTTTGGCGACCTGAAGAAACAGGCTGACGGGCTGATCAGCGGCTCCGCCAGTCTGCCAGGGCAGCTCACGTCAGCAATTAACGGCGTGAAGTCGGCGGCTGGTAGCCTGATTTCAACTGCAGGGGGGCTGCTCGGATGATCGGGATAAGCAGCCTGCCGGTGCAGGCCGGGGCGCAGCTGACGCCAGATTTCATGCTGAAGGTTAACTCTAAGGACGTCACAACCAATATCCGGGATCGCCTTATCTCGATGACACTGACCGATAATCGCGGCTTTGAAGCTGACCAGCTGGATATTGAGCTGGACGACGCCGACGGCCAGCTGGCAATGCCGGTACGCGGCGCAGTGATAACGCTGTTTCTCGGCTGGAAGGGACAGACGCTTTTCGGCAAAGGTAATTTCACCGTTGATGAGGTTGAGCACCACGGCGTGCCTGACACCATGACCATTCGCGCCCGCAGCGCTGATTTCCGTGGCTCGCTCAATTCCCGCCGGGAGGTGTCCTATCACGACACTACCCTGGGGGAAGTCGTCACGCAGATAGCCGCTCGCAATAACTTAAAGCCCATGCTGGCAGATGGGTTCGCCGGAATTGCCGTGGCGCACATTGACCAGACGCAGGAAACAGACGCTAAATTCCTGACGCGACTCGCCACGCTTTATGGTGCGGTTGCGGCAGTGAAGACCGGGCGACTTCTGTTTATAAAGCCCGGTAACGGCGTTACCGCCAGCGGAAAGTCAATCCCGCAGATGACGATCACGCGGCAGGATGGCGACCGGCACAGCTTCAGCATTGCTGACCGTGGCGCATATACCGGCGTATCGGCGAGCTGGCTGCATACCAAAGACCCTAAGCCTAAGAAAGTTAAGGTGAAGCGCAAGCCGAAAGAAAAGCACCTGCGCGCTCTGGAGCATCCGGCGGCTAAAAAGAAAAAGGCGACCACGGCTAAAACGCCGGAGGCCAGGGAGGGGGATTATCTTGCAGGGACTGAAGACAACATATTTACGCTGACAACCGTGTATGCGACAAAAGCAGCCGCGATGCGGGCAGCTAAAGCAAAGTGGGATAAGCTGCAGCGCGGCGTCGCCGAGTTCTCGCTAACGCTCGCGATGGGGCGTGCCGACCTGTACCCGGAGACGCCGGTCAGGGTGAGCGGCTTTAAGTCAGTGATCGATGCGCAGCCGTGGATTATCAGTAAGGTGACGCATAGCCTGAGCGGCAGCGGGTATACCACCCAGCTTGAATTTGAAGTCTTACTTTCCGATGTTGAGTATCAGGCAGAATCAGACGAAGATGATTCACAATAAGTGAAAGTTGTTGCTCATTTTGGTATTTAGGAGTATTAAAGCTACGAGCTTACAGGGAGACACCATTGATGATGCATTGTCCGTTATGCCAGACCGCCGCACACGCTAAAAGCAGCAGATACATTTCAAAAGAAACAAAAGAGCGTTATCACCAGTGCCAGAACATCAATTGCAGCTGTTCTTTCAAAACGCATGAAACGTTAGCGATGATTATTGTATCGCCCGGCCAGGTTAATCGTGTGCCGATCTTTACAGGGCATGAATCCCAGCCATCCTTACTGCACTAGTTTGATAAGCCCATAAAACAAAACCCCGCATTGGCGGGGTTTTTTGTGGGCGCTATTCGCTACCTTTGAAAACGTGAGTATTGCCAAGCAGCAATGCAGTTGCGGGCTTATCCATCAATTTACCCATTTCATTACAAGTCGATAGTGGGTTTTCAAAAGTATATCCGCTCGATTTAAATTTGTTAGTTATGTTGATTGCCTTGATTTTTTTTAGGTAATCAGCAGGCGCGTCTTTTGTCCAGATGGGGGAGCATATCCCGCTGGAGGTAATTACCTTATAGGTTTCATCATCGATACTGGCGGCGGGTATCACAATAGTTAGCTGATCATCCTTACGGCTGATTTCTGTTGGTTGCCAGGGCTTAAGTTTATTTTTGAGGGTGCTAACGTCTGAAGCTTGCGCCGTAGCAACTGAAGAGAAGATTAACACTGTGCTGATCAGGGCTAAATGTAATCGCATTATCAAATGTCCTTTTGAGGTGAGTTTGTCTGGCAAATCAGTTGGGGGGAGGCGTTAGCAATGAAAATCTGCCGCCATTTTGCCGCCACTCGAAAAGCCAGAAACAAAAAAGCCGCTTCAATGAGCGGCTTAACTATATGTTTTTTATAGTGAAATTTGGTGGCCCCTGCTGGGTTTGAACCAGCGACCAAGCGATTATGAGTCGCCTGCTCTAACCACTGAGCTAAGGGGCCAGCGGAGCGGGGATTATAAAGTATCTCTTCTGAGCGATCCAGCACTCAGCCACCGGTTGCTGAAATAAGCAGCAGGCAATTAGCTGCTGATTTTTATAACAAATATCCTGTCGGGCGGTAACAAGGTCTCAAAGTGGCACGGCAGGATACGCCGTACCAACCATAAAAATGCCCTCTGAGAACCCCCTGCCTGCGTCGGAGTTAGTTCTGGTGGTAGCGCGAAGCAGATTTGTTACGTGACAGGTGAGGCACCATCGTACCGCGCGCCCGGTCGTAATCCTGCCACATCTCCAGCTCTTCCAGCGGCGGAATGGTCACCGCTTCCTTATTGTCGAGGCCCGCCAGCGCCGCATCGACCATTTCATCCACTTCCATCAGCATTTCAGCAGGGATGGTCGCGATCGGCTGGCCGGCACGGTCAAATATCTCAGTGCGGGTTGCACCGGGTAATACCGCCTGCACCTGGACTCCGCTGTCAGCAAGCTCACGCTGCAATGCGCGCGTTAACGTCAGCACATAAGATTTAGTGGCGTTATAAGCGCCGTTGAACATCTCATGCACCAGTGCCAGCACCGAGGCGATATTGATAATGATGCCGTTGCCACGCGCTTTGAAGGCCCGGCCAGCAGCCTGCGCCAGGCGAGTTGGCGTGACGATATTTAACGTCAGCATAGTGTTGATGCGGTTGATATCCGCCTCAAGGAACTCTCCTTCTACGCTCATACCTGCGTTGTTCAGCAGCAGCGTAATGTTGCTATTGGTGACCAGCTCTGCCTCTACCCGTTGCACATCCTGTTCATCGGTTAAGTCAGCAGCCAGCACCTTAACCTGAATCGCGTGCTGCTCACTCAGCAACGCCGCCAGCTGATCCAGCCGCGCTTTGTCTCGCGCCACCAGAATCAGATCGTAACCGCGTGCAGCCAGTCGTTTCGCATAAGTTGCGCCGATGCCGCTCGATGCGCCGGTAATTAACGCTGTACCTGATGTTGACATAATGTACTCCTCGTATGATGGTCGTCATAATTCACACTAATATGACGATCATCATATGAGCAGTCAAGCTGGAATATGATGAGCGTAATAATTACTATAATAGCCAGAAGCAACGCATCTGAAACCGCAGGAGATGATATGGAAAAGCAGACCAGCAAAGCGCATACGCGGCAGCGTATCCTGAGTGAGGCTGCGCGAGTCATGCGTGAGACCGGCACCGAGGGCATCGGTGTGGCGGCTCTGATGAAGCGGGTTGGCCTGACGCACGGCGGTTTTTATGCGCATTTTGCCTCACGCGAGGAACTGGTACAGGAGGTACTGAAACACATGTTTGCCGAAGCGGGCAGTTTTGCGCCGGCGGAGCAGGTCACGCAGCCTGGCCAGCGGTTATCCGGGTTTATTGATACCTATCTTTCCGAAGCGCATCGTAATTCTCCCGCAGAAGGGTGCCCAATCGCTGCGCTGGTGAGTGAAGTCGCGCATCTGCCTGAGCAGACACGTACTATTTTTACGCAGGGGATTGATACGTTGCATGACGGCCTGGCGCAGATGCTGCGCGAGCTGGATCATGAAGATGCGGATGCGCTGGCCTCCAGCATGCAGGCTGAGATGGTCGGCGCGCTGGCACTGGCGCGTGCCTGTCCGGATGCGGATCATGCCAGCCAGCTGTTACAGCGCAGCCGCGATGCGCTGAAGCAGCGTGCCGGACTGGTGGCCGCATGAGCGAGCACAACATCCGCGACATCATCAGCGCCAACCTCAATGTCCTGTTCTGTGGCATCAATCCGGGCCAGTCAACGGCCCATCAGGGCTATCACTTTGCTCATCCCGGCAATCGCTTCTGGAGAGTCATCCATCTGGCCGGTTTTACTCAGCAGCTGCTTAAACCGGAAGAAGAACAACGTTTAACCGAGACGGGATGTGGCATCACTATGCTGGTTGAACGACCAACGGTACAGGCGAGTCAGTTAGCGCCGGATGAACTGCGGGATGGCGGCAAACGCCTGATCGACAAGGTGCTGCACTATCAGCCTGCGGCCTTAGCCATTCTGGGCAAAGATGCGTTCCGGCGTGCCTTTCAGCAGAGCAAAGTGGAGTGGGGCAAACAGCCAATATGTATGGGCAAAACGCAGGTGTGGGTATTGCCGAATCCCAGCGGCCTGAATCGCGCGTCACTGGAAGAGATGGTTGAGGCTTACAGAGAGCTGTATACCGCACTGCAAAACGGTTAAACAAAACAGTGGGGCGGGAAGGCGGATCGCTGACAGACAGGCATAAAAAACCCCGGCGAACCGGGGTTTTTGTCTGACTTAATCGTCGAGGAAGCTACGCAGCACTTCCGAACGGCTCGGATGGCGCAGTTTACGCAGTGCTTTGGCCTCAATCTGACGAATACGCTCACGCGTCACGTCAAACTGTTTGCCCACTTCTTCCAGCGTATGGTCAGTGTTCATATCGATGCCGAAACGCATGCGCAGCACTTTCGCTTCACGCGCGGTCAGGCCGGCCAGCACGTCATGGGTCGCTGAACGCAGGCTTTCTGAAGTAGCAGAATCCAGCGGCAGCTCCAGCGTGGTGTCTTCGATAAAATCGCCCAGATGCGAATCTTCATCATCACCAATCGGCGTCTCCATTGAGATCGGCTCTTTAGCAATTTTCAGCACTT